GTAGTCGAGCCCATCACTGCCGAGGAATGCCCGGATGAAGAATCCGATTGATAGAACCGTCAGGATTACTGACAAGAGGAAGAACGCGAACGTTAATGTTGTAGCCATGCAAGAGACTTATTGACACTGATCGGCGATTGCAATGCTTATTTTGCTTTTTTTCACTTTAGGCTTGTCGCCACACCGCAAAAGTGTGTTTTCTTTACCACATGAGAGAGTTCTTCCTCACAATTGGCGTTTTACTCACACTCCCTTTGATGATTGCGATCATTTGGGCAAATCTAGTAAAGACGGAAACCCGGCGGCAGAAAAAACTAAAAGAGCGCAACAAATGGAGATAACTTGTCATCATCCCGCCAGTCAGCGAGGTATCCCGGTCATATTAAACGACCTTGGCCAGCCCATGCAAATGACTGAAGGTCTTAAAGCTGTAATCGATCGCCTTGGGTGGTCACGTTCTCAGTTTGCGGCGTTTTGCTTCTATAAAAGCGCCAGATCAGTAGAGAAGTTTTTCCAAGGCGCAACACCACCAGCTCACACTCTTAACCTGCTCAGTGTCCATCTAGCAGCGTTAGAACCGTAAACTGGGGACCACTAGCAATAATGGAGGGGATGGCTTGCAAAGGTCATCCTCTTTTTCGTGGCTTGGATTACACTGACCGTTGATCACGTTCGCGACCGCTTGGCGTTCGACGAGCTTGGCGCTATTGAGGCGACAGGAGGAGGGGATGGCGATCGTTTGGCTGGGATACTGTTACAGGTCACGGCATTGGTAAGAGCTAAAGTTGCCGCTTGTGATGATAATCCACTTGGAGACGCCGGGACGATCCCAGAAGAATGCCTGCACGCTGCCGCCACACTTGCCAAGCATGACATTCGCGCCAGCCTCCCTTCTACTGGCCTAGAAGACGAAGGAGATCTAAGGAAAGACGAATACCGGGCAGCTCAAGATTTCCTGTCTGATGTCGCGGCTTGTGACATCGGTATCGAAAAACCAGATGGATCATACATCGGCGGCAGAGATACCGGATGTTTTGGCGGCGATCCTTTATACAAATTTTAATGAGCGCATTTCTTGACAAAGCTGATGAGATAAAAACGCTCCTTGATGGTGTGTCTGCTCTCTCGTCTGTTGAGGTCATTGTTGACAAGCAAAAAGACATTGCTGCCGAGTTTGCTAAAGCAATACAAAAGGCAAAAGGCGGCGTCATTATTATCCTTTTTGACGGCTACGAGCCGAATGATTTAGATGTCAATGATTCGACTCTAATTTCGTCGTTTTCAATCACGATTTGGACTCAGCCCATCCTTAGAGGCACTAATCCAAAAAACACAGATTTGGTTGAGGCCACTCACAAAGCTTTACACGATTGGAAGCATGACGCTTTCTGTCAGAACAACGCGCAAGTTTTGCGGGGTCGATTGATACCCAACCCAAAATTCTTGATCCACGAGTTGACCCTTCAATTGAAACATAATTTACCCTAATGAGCGACGAAGCTAAAAAGCAGGCTAAAAAAGCCGCCAAAATAAAGCAAGAAAAGACCCAAGCAAAGGTTTTGTATTCCTGTGTAGTAATTGAAGACCACACTAAAATCGGCGCAATGTTATGCCTTTCCGGCACAAAAGCAAATCTTCCAAAAGACAAAGCTGACGCCCTTAAAGAACTGGGCAAAGTTAAAATCGAGGGAGTCGCATAAATTTAAACCAAAAAACCTCAACCCATAGAATAAAATGCCTCAATATAATCTTCAAAAGACAATGCTCGGCTCAACGCTGTATTTCATCGAGAGCGGCGTAACTGTTGACAGTGTAACAGTTTCAAAAACTGCGAAGCCAGACATTAACCCAACAACCAACTGGCGCAACTTTGGATGTGTTAATGATTTAACTCCTTACCGTGTTACCGAGGAGGACACTCCATTTAAATGCTTTGAAGGCGCTCGCTATCGCCAAGAAACAACCAGCGTGGTTTTAGAAGACGGCTGGGAATTCACCCTAAAGAATCACGCAGAACCAATTTACAGGCTGATGCTTGGTCTGGCTGCTGAAGTCGCTGATGATACTCCAGTTATTCCTTACGCTAAAAATGTTCGTGAAATTTACGGATGGCTCAAATTTCAAGCAACAAACGTAAATAAAGCACAAGACATTTGGACAATGGATCTTTGGGGTAAGCTTGAAATGATTGAGCTACCAACCTATAACGACAAATCTGTTTTTCCTCGCTTGCGATTTACCCAGAACGATAGTGCTCTCAATGTTATCGAGCTAGATAACGTAGCCAACGTGTAAAATGCCCTTTGTAAAAGTTGACGCGCTTATCGATGATTTCCCCGCAAGTGGTATCTATGAAAAAGTAGGTAACACTTACGTTTGGGATCAAATTTCACCCGATAACAATTACAGATTTAGGCAAATTAATTCTGCTTGGACTCTTTTAGGCGAGACTGATAGTGTTGAAGTAACAAAAGAAACTTCAACAGGTGGCGACTCTGTAAATCCTAAAAGTGCTACTTGGGTAAAATACACGGTTGTTGATTGGGTTAGCCCTGATGAGATTAGCGTTTCGGCATCAAGCCTCTCAAGCCCTGACGCGTTTTCTTTAGCAAGCCCTAGCTCTTTGCCGACTGACACGTTTCCAACTGTTACGCCAACGCCCGGAAGTCCTGATACATACCCAACATCGTCACCAAGCCCTTCAAGCCCTAATCAGATTTAACCTCTGAAATGTTCTGTTCTCATTATCGCTACACGTTTAACGGCGTTGTCTTGTTAGACTTCGGCGATAAGATGCTTGAGGAGCCAGCGCATCCAATTGCTAAACAAGTCCAAGAAAGTAATTTCGTTGGGGCTCGTTGGGGTAAGGCTAGAGATCGCGGAAACGCAATCAGAACGTTCAATTGGTCGCGGGTTATGACATTCGCAAGCCTTGCGGAAAGGCAAACGTGGCAGCTTCAGCTTGCTGCTTCCTATATGGGTTTAGCAACTGGCGATCTTTTAATTGAGGTTGAAAATGGCGGGTCAACTAGAATCAAGGATTTCTGTCTTAACAGCGTGACCCCTTCGCAACGGTGGGAAAAGAATCAATATGACCTAGTTTTAGCTTTTGAGGGATTAGGAGGCAAAGAAGAGACTGTCACATTTGGCGGGTATGCTGACGCTTGGCTTGCAACTGACGCTTCTACTTGGGACACTAATGACTCAACCAAATGGCAATTAATTTAAAATGACAACTTACACGATCATAGGCGAATCAAAAGGCGCGCCGGACAATAGCCAAAACACGCTGCTCCATATTTACAACCAGACGCTCAATTCGGGCGCAAGAGTGGCACAAGGTGACGGGACTGGCACAGGTTTGTTTCTATTGCCCGGAGCAATTGGAATTCACAACACCTACGGAAATAGTCTAACTATTAACAGCAACGCCGTGCAAAACAGAACGGTTTCATTTCCTGATGGCAATGGGTCGCTGGTTTTAGGCGATGGCACGGGGGTTACTAATGTTTCAGATTTCCGCGAAGCTCTTGACGAGCAGCACCAAGTTCTTGCGGCTGATTTTACAACCACAAGTGACACACCTCAAGCTGTGACAGGTTTCACTCTGCCGCTTGAGGCTTCTAGCACTTACCATTTGAAAGCAGTGTTGCGCGTCGAGGCGGCAAATAAATCGCATTGTCTGCAACCACGATTGACCGGGCCAACTTCGTCGCTTTCATATTTAACCGCTAAGGCCAGCGCAAACGATGAGGTTTTTAATCTTAACGCTTTTGATGTAGATGCTGGCTTTGCTACGTTTGCAGTTGATGCAACGCCGGAAATTATGACAATTAACGGAATCTTGACAACCAACTCAATAAATCCGGGTAGTCAGCTAGGTCTATCAATTAAAAGTAAAACTGCAAATCATCAGGTGGAAATCCTTGCTGGTTCTTTTCTTTCTCTTAAAAAGGTCTAACTAATGGCTGGCAAAAACGTCGATATTAATTTTCGGACTCGCGCCGATACAAAAGGAGCGCGTCAGGCCGAGAAAGGTATCAAGGAAGTCGAGCGCACTGCCATCGACACAGACCGGGCGCTTGATAACGTAGAAGACTCTGCTGCCGACCTTAGACGAGAGCTTGATAAGATTGATGGGCTTGATCCAAAGATTAGAACGGACGTTGATAAGCTTGCCGGATCGCTTGAAAAGACGGCTGTAAGTGGTCGCCAAATGGCAACTGCTCAGGGCAAAAATGCAAAATCAACAAAGAACGCGGGGCTTGCAGCGTTAGAATTTTCGCGAGCCGTTGAGGATGCTCAGTATGGCGTAAGAGGCATTCTTAACAACATCCCCCAACTTGTTCAATTCATGGGCGGCGGCGCTGGGCTTGCTGGCGCTATTTCGTTGGCTGCTGTTGGATTAACGCAATTGGTTGAGGCAATGTCTCGATCAGGGAAAGAAATCGAGAATCTAAACGCAATAGTAGAGGCTGCTAGGGATCAGATTAACGAATTTTATGAGATTGCGGCCAAAGATGGCACTTCTGCCATGCGCGCGCAAATTGCTGCCGTTGTCGATTCTCTTGATGATCAAAGCGCAGCACTTGCAAGAAATACAAGCTTCATCCAAAAAAAGCGACAGGCAGAGCTGGAGCTTGCTAAAATTACGCAGGACTTAAAGCTGCAAGAAATCCAAAGACAGGAACTCACAAAAGAAATTAGCCCGCAAGAGGCTGACGAGAAACGCAAGAAGTTAGAAATCTCAAGAGTTGAAAGTGCTGCGGAAGAAAAGATTTTACAAGCAAAAGAGAAGCGTCAACTAATTGAAGATCAAAGGCTTGCGGCAGGAGCGGAAAAAGTAAGGCTTGATGAGAGGATCTTAAAGTTACAGAAAGAGGAGGCGGAAATACGCGACAAACGCAATGCTTTACAAACATTACAGCAAACTTCCGAGAAGGCGATAGAGAGGGGAGAGAAGGAAATAAAAGAACAGGGTTTTTTCTCTCCTACTAAAAAAGCTACTGGAGAAGCAAGAATTGAAGGCGCAAAACAATTATTTGGAGAAGAAGAGCGGAGGCAACTTGTCGAAGCCACTGAAAGGTTAAGCCAGTTTGAAAGCTCTATAAAGTCACTTCAATCAGCGAGGCAGGCGGCTGAAGAGCAGCAAATGAATTTTAGCGTTCTTCAGGGAGAAGCGTTTAATCTTGCGAAATTAACAGAAGAAACTGAAACGCAAGCGGTTGCTCTTAAAACTGAGCTGATAGAAGCAAAAGCAAGCAATGAGGTTGCAAAAGAAGCACGCGCAGAACTTTCTGCTGGTGTTTCTGCGCTTACAACTGCGGCAAAAGACACCTCAGCAATGACCGAGGCGGATCGCAAGCGTGTGGAAATTGCCAACGAACAATTCCGCAAAATTATGGATGATGACACTCTGACCGCTGAAGAGCTAGGTCAGACAAGTCAGGTTCTCGGCCGCCTTACAACTACGGTGGTCGGAGCCACTAAAGAAAACACTTTGATGATTGATCGCTTGCAAAGCACGGTTGACCAATTGACCCAGACAATAGCGACAACAAAAACCAAAAATATCCAATTGACTGAACGGGTCAATAACCAGAATCCTCGGAGATGATTAGTATTGCAGGAGAACAAGGCAAAGCGTTTGGACCTGCACAAATCGATTTTGCAGAAATAGGCGCAAGCGGCTCATTGACGTATCAATCTCTCGGCGTTGATGAACTAGCGTTTTCAATCGAACCTCAATATCTTGACGCTAGAGAGCAAGAGATCCCGGAGGAGGGCCAATACATCGAACTGTTCCAAGGCTCACAAAGGCTCTTTAGGGGCATTGTGACGCGCGTTCAGAACGAATGGGGACAAGGAGCCCTTTCGGTTGATATAATCGTCTCAGGCGCATTCTGGTGGCTAGAACAGACCGCGCTATCTGATATTATTGGAGTTGGTAACGATGCGACTGAAAGGCCGCAATTCAGATGCGAGATCGGCGGCGTAGAAAGCCACGTCCGGCGTTTATTCGACAGAATGCAAGATCTTGGTTTACCAGTCGCACTTGGGGCAATGGATGCTTGTTACGACATCCCGACCACCACCTTCAGAGACGCCTCTTTCGGTCGCGCGCTTTCTGAGTTGTTGCGCTTAGTTCCTGACGCTGTTGGCTGGTTTGATTACTCAGTCATTGGTGATCCTCAGTTTCGTTTATCCCGGCGCAATACTGATGCGGCTGAAGTGTTTACCTTGGGATCTGATGCTGTGCTTTCCGGGTCGTTAGAGGCTGAATACAGCTTGAAGATTGAGCGGGTATCTATTCCTTACGCTGAAAGGCTTCTTGATGGCTCTATTTCTTACAAAGAGGTTTCTGCTGGCACTGGCTCCGGGACTCGTCAGGTAGTTCCTGTAAGTGGCCCTGAGCTTGTTGATTTCGTCCCTCCTGATCCTATCGATGGCGTCACGATAAGCACCGCTAACGCAATGGCCAACTCGGTCACAGTGCAAAAAACAACGATTGAGAAACTGTTTCCTGTTTGGTATCGATTTGAGTCAACTTATCCCTCAATAGCAGCAACAAGGAATTTAAACCTTTGGTCTACTGATGCGACTTCACAGCAATACTCTGGAGGAGTTACTCCGTTTATCAAATTAGAAGATGGCACAGATTTAGACATCAACACCCATAACCGTTGGGCTATTATTTACGATCCTGATTTAGAGATTCCAAGTTGGTTGTCTGATGTTCAATCAGTGCAGAAAGCAAGACTTGCGGGAACGGTTTGGATCTTTGAGGATAATGCTACTATCACAGACGATTGGATCGTTGATCTGATTAATGACTCTGATTTTGTGAGCAGAGTAGTGGGGGGGCCAAACAATAATGACACAACTATCTTCTTTGATTTAGATCTTGAAATCCTTTTGCTTGATCGTGAATTGACCGATCAAACGTTTTACAAGCCACTCAGCTACATCTTTGAGACTCCCCCGGCTGACTTTGCTGAAAACCTAAGAGAGGCGCAAAACTGGCTCCCTTATATTGGCAGCGTAAACCTAGAAGCAGAAAACCCGCCATTCATAAGAAAGACGGGCTCGACGATAAACCTAGCAGGCGGCAGATCTGTCTGGGAGTCGATGGGAGGGCTTGTGCAAGGCGAGACGCTTGATCTGTTCACTAGAGAGCAAAGCTTATCCCTCGGCCTTCCTGAGCGGCTTACAGGATCAACACCAGTAACAAGGCTCGAGCGAGCCAGCTCTGATAGCCTTATCATCCTTTAGGGCAATCTCAGCCTCTTCGCGCCACTCAGACACAGAAAGATGGCTCATTGCTGAGACGTAGACCGAATTTGCCTCAAGGGCTCTATTGCTGGCAATGTCTACAAAGTAGAACACCCCATCGCGGCCACCACCTGCGATCTCAAGACCGAGGTGGCTAATGGCTTTGTTGATGCGAGATCTCATATTAGGTGAAATCGTGGTATCCCATATTAGATGAACGGGGAAGAACATCGACAAGACATCCTTGTTCGGGCTTAAGGAAGACTTTTTCATCGGGGTGGAATCCGCTAGGTGATAAAACTTTAGTCCCTTTTGGAACCATCAGATATTTTCCGTCTGGGAAAATTAGTTCTGCTTTCTTTGTGTTGTTCAGCCATTTCAATGACCTGCAAGCGTGTTGAAGCTGTGAAATCTCCCACTGTCGTGGAGTCCTACTCATTAAAGGGCAATTCTCGACTTCAAGCTTTTCGGCTTCATCTACAATACCAAGCTTGTCTTTTAATCCTGCAATCTCAGCTTTCATCTTTGAGATTTCAGAGTCAAGTTTTGCTTGGGCTTGTTCGTTGGTTTTTATTGGTTTCATAATAGTTTTGGTAGTTAGCAGCAGGCTTTTTCCTGCCGACATATAAGGAATACACGTTTTTGGTGTATGCCACAAGATAAATCGAATGTCTTAGCGCACTTTTATCAAGTTGCCTAAATTAGCAAAAAACTAGTCTGCTTGATCGATATTCATTTAACCTTTTCAAACCCCTCTAGAAAAAAGGTGTTGACATTAATCATGGGTTTTGTAAACTGCGTTAAGCAATTGAGTCCTAGACCAATGCGACAACCGTTCTTTGACAGACCTAATTGAGTTTAAGTGCTCCACCTTCGGGTGGGCATAGCCTACGCTTACCAAAAAGCTTGGTGATTGTAGGCTATGTACACAAAAAACCAAAGCGAAAAGATGGATGAGATTAATACCCTCATCAAAAAAAGCCCTTACTATGCTGAGATCCGTTGTTTCGGTCGATCATGTAAAGTCATCGTGACTTGGCCCCATTGGAAACCAAAGCCAAACGGGGACTCACACAACGCTGTTGTTCAAGTTCTTAGAGATGCAGGGTTTAAAACTAGAATCGATGACAAGCGCGGCGATATAAATATTGTTTAATTATAACGCTATTTCAAATTTCAGCATCTTTACCTAGACCGCAAGAGCGGGGCTTAATTGCTCCGCTCTTTTTTTGTGCAATTATCTTTATTTTGGTGGTTGACACTAATCAAGGTTAGCTTATTCTAAGCACATGAAAGACATCAAGTCACTCATCGCAGCGGGAGATCTTAAAGTGATCTCAGGTATTGATTTTAACGCAACTACTTTCGAGGTTGCTCCTTCTACTAAAACAGGAAAGGCTTGGTTTGACAAAAACGTCAGCAAGTTTGCAAGCTCAATCAATGTGCTAAAATCAGCACTAGTTTAAAGGAAATAAAACTACAAGCCGGGGAGAAATCTCCGGCTTTTTTGTGTCTACCCATCACAGCGCGGGCAAATCCAGCCGTGCGTGTAATTGTTATAAAGATGCGCTCCGCATTTGCAGATTTTAGCATCCGGCTCAATAAAATGTGTCAGTCTAGCAACCTGACCGTGATCGTATGAATGCACAAACGCCTCGACCGCTTTAGGGCTCCGATAACCAGACTTAGCATGCCATGCGTCAGATGCTGACGGGCTGCGCAAGTATTCGCAAGTGACCCCAATGAAGTCTTTTCCAGAAGTTATGAACTTGTTTGTTTGTTTGTGATGAATGTGATGGAGGTAAATATATCGATGCGCGCTGTTGCTCCACATCTCAGGCCGTTCTGTCGCCATCAGCAAAGGCGTGTCTGCCATCTTAGCGCCATCGCCGTGAGAGAAGCTTAGGAGGTTCTTGCCGTAGGCTGTGTATTTGCGATGAGCGATTGAAACGTCAAACGTGATATTTTTGCTTTTGCGGAAATATGCCTTAATTGTGTGGGCGAGCATAAAACCACTCATGAAATCGTGATTTGAAGGGCAAAAAATAATTTCGACATCAGCCAAAGGGAGGCACTTCTCGATTGCGCGCACATACATATCCTTAGCGGCCAAGAAAGCCTCGTGCCAGCTTCCACTGACATCGACCCCCGTGCCTGCCGTAGTGGTGTTTCTAGGGCTATCTATGTGCAAGCAATCATTGCCGATCACAAAGATAATCTTATCCAAAGGAAACCCGCTTGATTTCTGAATTAGCGAGTCAATCCCGGTGTCTACGATTGAGACCGCTTTTTTGATGTCGTAGGATTCCCCAGCCTCGGAGTTGGTCGCATACTTACCGACATGAATATCAGCCGGGTCTAAAATCAAACAGTGCGGGTTTTTGACCTTTGCGCGCTTAATTTTGCGCATCTTTGGCGAATACCTTTGAACGTCCTTGATGATGGGATCGAAGACGTCTTCTAGCTGTAACCCGTCTGTCTTGCTAAAAATCGAAAACTTCTCACTCTTATACCAGAAATGCTTTACATTAGACAATGGTAGCCCGGCCTCGTCGCATTGATTTACAAGTTCGGTTGCAACCCCTTTTTCTCTAAGCTGCTTTATTAACGTGTATTCGTTTTCGCTAAGTCTTAATCTTGGAACCTTCATAATTTCAGTTTTTTGCGCGTCCTTTCCCAAGCCGGGAAAAATACCTCGTCCATGCACCGGACAACAGCCTCTTGTTCATACCTGTCACACCAACCAACCCCAGAAAGCAGCAGCGAGGCTTCAACCATTTCGTGGCGCAAGGTCAAAGCTAACTCTTTCCCGGAAATACTAGAGTTGAGCAAAATGATGCGCTCGTCGTGCCGATACTGGCCATAACAATCATCCAGCGCCTGCCTCTTGATGGCGATGCGATGCCCTGCAATTGTTACTGATTTAGGAATAGCCATAATAAAAGGCACTCATCCAGTAGCTAACAAAAACCCCCGACCAATTAAGGCCGAGGGCTTCCGTTATTACTACACACTACTATGAACACAGATCCAGAGAAGACAGAAGAGATTAAACATGATTTTTATTGTGTGGCAATCAAAAAAAACCCCCTCCCTGCACACAAAAGACAGAGAGAGGGTAAAGAATCAAAACGGATGTTAGGAGACAGTCACGTCAAGACGGGCAGCAGCAGCAGCGTTGTTAACGAATGCGGCTTCAGTCCACTCAGTGATTACTTTCTCACCAAAGTCTTTCTGGACAACGCGAACCCCACCAAATGGGTTATTGCGAACCCGGAAGGTCTTGAATGCAGAAGGATCGAACATGTCAACCGACTCGCTTGAGTAGTAGATCCAAACGTCAGAAGTAAGAGCGTTAGCTTTTGCACTGGTCTGGCGAATCTTAGAGTCAAACACAGACGTGGACATCATGCACTGAGTGTCTGGGTTCAAGAAGAGAGATCCAATCCCACCGATTTGAGGAGCAGCGGTTACAGCTCCGGGATAGCGATCGATGACAGTTGAGTTGTTTTTGAATGCTTCCCATGCGCCGAGGTTGAAGACAACACGGTTAGGAAGGAGGCCGATTGAGTCAGCGATCTCTTTCATCTTCTCATCAATTGCGCTAATTACGTCAGTTGAAGATCCCCAAGTCTGAGCAGCAGCAGAAACGCCAGCGCGCAGAGTGGTAAGGGTCTCATTGAGGCGAGAGTTGCCAGCCTGAGAAACAAGGTTGCGGACGCGAGCCTCACGAAGAATGCGAGAACCTTCGCCAGTAGTGGCGCGGTCAAGCTCGTGATTGTCGATCATGTCATGCAGAGCGTAAGGCTGAAGGCTCACGTTGATGCGCTCACCGTCAGTTACAACTGCGGAAGAGTCACCACCGATTGCGCGGCGGGCATCTGGAGTCTGGAAGCCGGAACGTTGTCCGTAGTCAATGATCGAAAACTCAGCGGCTCCAGTTGGAACGACTGGGGCGAGGAAATCAGCGACTGGGCTGGAGGTGTCTTGGAAGAGTCCCTTAGCGAACTGATTTAAGACTGAGATATTTGCGGAAGTAGCCATTTTTTTATTTAGTCAGATTTTAGCTTAAAGGATTAGATGACGCGAGCGCTTGGGGCGAGAACAACTTTAATTAAAGCGCCGTCTGCCGCTGCTGCTTCAAGAGCAACCCCAAAAGAAGCTTTGCCGCTTGTTGCTGTAACAGCGCGACCGTTTGTTGCAGGAGACACAACCGCACCGAGCGCGATAGTAGCACTGGCTTCTACCAACACAATCGCACCAGATCCGGCAACAGCAACGTGTGCTTGACCGTTTCCTGATGAATCTTCTGTAATTACTCCAAACGCCACATCAGAAGTCGCAGCGGTTACAACAGTTTTTCCAGCGTCAGCGCCAGAAGGGGCAAGCTTCACAACCTTGCCTTGGGCAATTGCAGAAGCTCCGTTATCAAAGGCCAAGATTGGGCCATCATTTGCAAGGGGCATAATATTTTTTAGTTTTAGTTCTTAAATAGAGTTTAGAGGCCAAAGGCTTCGGGGTCGATTTGAGCAGCAAGCTCCCATTTGACGTCGAAAGAAGCGTTTTCGCCACATTGGTCAGAAGCTTTTGCCATAGCGGCTTCAATTCTGACTTCTGAGCTGCCAGTCTTTTCTCCGCTTGCTTTAACAATCGACTCTTCAAGTCCGGCGTGAATTTTTGGCAGCTTGGAAAGGATCTCTTCAGCAAAGTCATCCCCTGCTTCAATCTTTTCGATAAACTTGGTTTTGGTGTCCTCATCCTTTGGAGCAATGCGGCCTTCAGAGACGGCAGCTTTGACAAGTGACTCAGCGCGGGACTTGTTAGCCTCGGCAGCTTTAGCTTGAAGCTCGTCGCGCTCTTCTGTGATTTCTGCAAGAGAAGCCTTAGCGGTCTCGGCGTCACTCTTGAGGGCTTCGATGGCGGCAACAGCGGCGGCCTCGGCGGTTTCGGTTTCCGGCTCAATTGAGAGAGCGGCAAGAATAAGATCAGACATTTTTTTACTTGTATCAGTTATTTCCGCCTCCTGTTCGGACGCAGCTATACGAGGAATCTCTCGAAAGGCTGGTTCGTTGACCAGCGCCCCGAGTGGTCCCCGTTTTGGTAACCCGGCAGGCACTCCATCCTTGCCAAGCAAGAAGGTAGGGGAGAAATACGAATAGTCTTTTGATTCGATTGCTTTGCGGCCTGCGCCAGTCCATTCAATCTCAGCCTTTAGCCCCTCACCTTGAACGTAATAGAAGCGTTTTGGTAGCGCAGAGGCTGGGCCTTTGTCGTTGTGATCAAAACCAAACACTGGGCGCACATTAGCGGCAAGCCTTTGCTCTAGGTCTTTCTGGAACGTTGCGGCAACCTCTTCGCCATAATGGGCTTCCATTTTAATCTCAACGTTTTTGGGCTTCCCGTTAACGCTTGGCGTAATTGTGTGAGATCCCTCTGGAATGTAAACGATTGAGGCAACTTGCCCTTCTTCCGGCAAAGAGTAATCAAGAGCGCAAATCAGCATTTCACTAGACAATGGCTAAAAGCTCTTTGCTGGCGACCTTCTTATCTGGTCCCCGATTCTAAATCATCAATGATTGTAAAATTGATCGTCATCATAGAAGCTAGACCAGATCTAGCATCTTCCTCAGATACACCTAAATTGACAAGCTTATCAACAGCGGCCTCAAAATCGACGACCTTAGCAAAAAAGTCATCATAGATTTTAGTCATTGCCTTATCTAACTCTTCCTCATCCATCCTCGTTTAGTAAATATGTTAGTGATTGCTTTTGATATGGGCGCAAAATCTTCATCGCTCCAGTGACCGAGCCCATCAGTGTTTTCTTTTCTAATTTGATCAATCAATACTTGGTCGCCGCTTTGTTCCGCAATCCATTGAGCATATCCTCTAGCCCAACCTTCATGGATAGACAATAAGTAATTTTTGTAACTTCTAGGCATTTGAGCCTGTTCAATCTTAGAATATTCCTCGGATTCTATATAAGCTTTTCTAAATTCAGCAAATTCCGGCCCATATGATCCGTAGGAGCTTCTAGATTTGTAATCTTTAATATCGCCGAATAATTTGAAAAATTCTTTTGCGTTATATTTGTGATCTTTTGGGTTAAACGCTTGATGATCAATCCAGTGGCCTACTTCATGCGCAACAATACTTTCATTACCTCTAACACTGCTTAATTTGATTTCTAAAGCTTTGCCGTCTCTTTGACGGTAAACGTAAGCCCCTCCGATCCTAGTGGCTCTTGTTTGCTTGAAATCTATTTGCTCTAGAGGGCCATCACCATGAACTTTCTGGATTGCGTCTAAGGCTCTTTTCTTTATAGCCTCAACTTTTTTACTAACTCCCTTTTGGCTTGCTAATTTGGCAGCAAAATCAGTTCCTCCAGAAGCTGGTGAGTCTTCTGTAATCAATTGAATAGTGTCTCCTTTATCCTCAACCTGTAGACCTTCCGCAGCTCTGCGCCCTCTCGCAGCGGCGTCTGGCGCTTGGTATCCTCGCAGCTTTAGCAATAGCTTGCGTTTTAGATCAGGATCAGCAGTTTTTACAAGAGCCCCAAGTTTTGAGTTTAGACCTCTTTTTGTGTCTGGCTTGATCTTTTCGACTGGTAGACCAAGAGCAATAGCCTCTTCCCGGTCAACGTCTTGTAAGCCCATCCCGCTGTTGAATCCAAATGGAGCCCAAGGGACGCCAAAGCCTCCAATTTTAGGATCGTTTTGATAGTTGCCCCAATACTCAATGTCTGATTTTAGCCTGACCTCTCCCTCACTTAGAGCATGGCGTGGCCTTTTGACTCTAACAATCCGATCGCGAACAAATCTTTGAGCGGGAAACCTTTTTAGAATTGCCGGGGATTGCCCCTGTTTCCATTGTCCAAAGCCGTAAGCTTGTCTCAGGTTGGTTTCATAGATAAGCCTTAAACGGTTCTCAGAACGCAAGTCAGTGATTTCTTTTTGATCTACATCGAAGAATTCTTCTTCGCCGGAAACCATTGACTCTTGAATCATAAATTCGCGCATTCTTCGCACAAATGTAGCCCGGTCACCTCCGCTTAACATCCGCACAGTTTTACCGTCTGGGTCAATGACTTCCTTGGTTGCTAGGTCTAAAGTGTCTAAAATAAATTTCTTTGCACGGTTAAGAAACCGCATATTTTCGACGTTAGCCGAAAAGAATGATCTCTGATTGACCTCTTTCTCGAAGCCTCGCCAAAGATCAGGATTCCATTGAGATGCCGGGACAACAGACCGCCGCTCAAGCATCTTTACAGCTTGCTCAAATGGAACTGGTCTAGTAATCATAACGATTCAATTTTGTCAGCAAATGCGCCCATCCATCCTTTAGCAAAGGAATCTTCTAGCAAGTCTTGATCAGGTAATGCTCCGGGCCAAGGTTTTTGAGTGACCTGTTTGACTAGCGCATAAACGGCGCGAATTCCACCGCCTTCTTTCTTTTCAAACAGCGCCTTTTTACCCATTACACGAAAAAGCAAATTCCCAGTTGCTGATTGATAGTCTCGCGCTCTTCTGCCGACTGCTTCAGAGACCATTGGGATCGTTAGGGCTTTAGCCCTTTTAGGCGTAATAGTCCCGCCCGTAACTTTGTGAGCGTAGAATGGCGCACTGTTGCGAATGGTTGCACCTTGTTTGCTCGCGGCTACAAAATTCCATCCTAACGTTATATTTTGCGCAAAATCTCCCGATCTGCGCCCCGGTCCCGCTAAGTAATTCGAGCCCCTCCAACCGTTTTCACTGTTAAAGCCCCTATGGTAATCAATTGAGGCGCTTGTTGCGGATCTTGCCCCAACCTCATTTAACTCAGATATTTCCCTACCATCTAGTAAGGCGATCATTTTTTTTAGTGCCGGGCTTGCTTTGTCCGTTACATCTACACCGACATCAATCATTTTTCTCGTAGCGTTCGACGCTCCCAGCAAGCATTGCAGTGCCGATTGCTGCGTCAAGAGAGTCTTGCAACACTTCAACGTTTAACGAATCAAACAACTCGGGAAGCTGGTTTTGTGCCTCAATGAGTGCCTTTGTGAAGTCCTCATCAGTCACATTCTTGGACATAGCGAGGGCAGCAAGGCGATCAAAGAACGGTTTGACAGGTTTGACCCATTCCTGAGTTACACCAGTCAGATCCTCAAGCACGTTTGCGCTTAGTTTGTCAATCGTCGTCGAAAAGTCCTCTTCGCTGGCTTTCACTTGCGCAGGAAGAGTTTCCAGCCGTCCCTCTGTTTCATGGGAAGCCAACGAAGCTTCTGTTTCAAGTTCTCCTTGAACACCATCCGGGCTCGGCTGAAATAGATCGTCAGACTCTGGGTCTGGTGCTGGGACTCTATGGCGCTCGTGCAACCATGATTTCTCGACTGGCAAGCCCATGTCTTTAAACAAGACGCGATCACGCTCGGCCATTTCTTTCTCGTTTCGTGAACGCTCAAAGTCTGCCCTAATCGTAGGGATCTCGCTTGCATCGCCATAGTTAAGATGAATTAAAGACGGCAACATCTGCTCGTTCAAGATGTCTGCAACAAACTCAGCAACTCCCTCAATCACGCCAGATCTAACCCCTTCGTGAACTTCGCCAAGGGCTCGGCTTCCGCTGTTACCTACGTCAGTCGTCAACGTTTGACCTAGAATAAAGGTATCACACTGGCGATCTGCCATCTCAATCAATTCCTTTTGTGGAAGTGATGAGGCTGATTTGCTTGCGTCTACAAAGTTGAGCTTGGTGTTTTCCGGGAAAGCTCCCCATCCTGACGATCCAATAGTCTCAAGCATTGAGCAGACTTTAGCTTTGTCATTAGGGTCAGAATAGTTTGCCCAACGGAATGGGACGCCGTAAAGCTGAGAGAACTGCAACAACCACTTCAATCCAAAAGTTGCGGCAAGCCAGTAGCCAGTAAGAGCCCTGAGAGGCGCGGCGATTGATTGATGACCGGGATGGCCTGAGTTGATCGCTAAAAGAAAGCGATGCTCAGGAAAATCAACGTAGTTTGTGCCGTAATACTGACCGTCAGGCGAAAACATCAAACGATCCTCTCCTTCAGTCTCAATAGGATAGCCGTAAAACCTTGGAGGACAAACCTTTGCCGCTCTTGGGCAAATAGAATCATATTTTTGGCTCCAACGAAGCTCGACAACCTGATGCCCCGAAAAGTAACCAAACGCCAGATCCTCAATCAATCCCTTGTTGCCTCGCTCACCGTATGCGGGTCTCGGCGTCATGTCTTGCAGCGATTTCTCTGCTAATGCTGCTTTTTCAATTGCAGAGTCTTTTGGCTCTTCGCCTCGCTCACAATATGGATCAAACGACCAAGGCGCTTTTTTAACCTCCCGGAATACTTCAGACAGATTCTTCTGCAACCTTGGCCATGTGTCGATCATGGCTTGAAATAAAAGCTGTTGACGCTGCAAATCACCTGTCAGAGCGCCCGCTAGGGTATCTCTAACGTCACCGGGTAGCTGTTCCCGCTCAATCAGCTCAAGCAATCTGTCTTGCGCTTTAGGTGCAACGATAGGATCAAAATCGCCACTTTCGACAGTATTTTCTTTAGCTTCAACAACTTTGCTTTTATCACGTCGAGAAGGAAATGCGGCCCTAATGAGCGATCCATAGTTCATCGAAAAACGATGTCAGACAGAGCCCAAGGGGTCGCGTCTGGGATGTGGTCCCCGTTTCTTATTACTACAACACAATGAAACACTTCAAACATAACGATGGAGGAAGGAAAGCCGCCGGGTTTTTTAATACCAATGATGCTTGCATTAGAGCCATGGCAATCGCTTGCAGTATTAGCTACGCAAAGGCTAGGAAGATATGCAAAGAGGCTTCAGCATTTGGGGAAATGCAAAGCCGTGCAATTGCAAAAGGAGTCTACAAGCAAGACTTTGAGAGCGCCTTGAGAAGTTTAGGCTGGCAATATGTCAAGATCCCAAGGGTTAAGGGGGAAAGCACAAGAGTCGCTGATTTACCTAAAGGGCGCTTTATTGCAGAAATGACCAATCAGTTTGTTGCAGTGATTGACAACGTAGTAAACGACACTGCTGATTGCTCTCATCGCGTTATCAAGGGCTATTGGACGCCCTCAAAATAGTCAACGATAGCGCGCGCATAAACGTCAGCTAGTAAGCTGTGCTTGTTCTCCATTAGTATCCATTCCTTCGGAGAACTGCCAAAGAAAGGCTCGCAGATCACAGCAGGAGGCGCAACAGATCGCAGAAATCCAGCTCCTCGGCCATCAGCCTCAATTGGCTTTATCCCCCTGTCCTTCTGCACCTTAAAGGTTTCGGATTGGGCTTTGCGGAAACATTCAGCTAATCTTCTGCCGTTATTGCTGGCGTGATAATACAGGTATTCGTATCCCTCTGCTTTGGTGCTTGAATAGCTATTAAAGTGCAGCTCTATCGCAATGTCGCACTTTTCCTTTGCAACGCTCTGGCCTAACCAGTCCATGGCTCGGCTGTAGCTTTCTGCCGGGTAGTCATCAAAAACAACCGATTGAACACCTTGATGCCTAAGATGGTTCTGTAATAGATCAGCAACCTTTTTGTTGTAACGCCACTCATCTACGCCACCAACAGACAACGCGCCTTTGTCGCCAATTCGGCTATGTCCTACGCAAATAGCAACACGCTTCAACTTCTTGGCTTTCTTGCGCTTTGCCGCAATCGCCACCTTGTAGGCAGTAATCAACTCAAGAATCTTGTCAAGTATTTGGCTCGGTTTCATTTACCTATGATGATAGCGCGTCGATAGCTGTAATCATTATGGAACTTTTGCCCCCGACCCGGCAAAATCCCTTCTCCAAACTGATAAAACTGCCCTTTAATCAACGTGATCGTTGGAGGATCGTAAAGGGCGCTCTCGTTCAGCTTTGAGCCTCCTACCAAGGCGCTCGATCCGCAACTTTGCAGCAGGAGAGCCATCAGCGGCAAGCCGATCAATTTCGTCTTCAATATCATAAACAAGCTTTCTTTCTTTAAGCTTAACAAGGCAAATCCAGCTTTGTAAAGCAACAGTAAGCAGCTTGATCACTTCTTGGCGTTAAAGACATTAAGAGCCAGAAAATCGATCACTTTATAGATCTTTTTGATCAGCCCGTCATCTTTAGGGGTAGGCGTCAAAGCGGCAATTGCTGAAGCTGCTGCGATCACTGCTGTAATAATGCCAAAAAGCTGCTCTTTGTTTTCTGTAATATATTCAATCATTTCTTTTTCCTTCGTTGTTTAAAGTTGTCCCAAGTATTGAGGAGGGACAAAACCCCAATAACCAAGCCGATAACTGCCGAAATAAACCCGGTTGCAGTTTCAAAGTGATTAAAATATGCGCTTAAAGCCGACCAACTAGAGGCAATCATACCGGTTACAGGATGGGTGAGGTGTTGGTGCATTTTAAAGTTCGTTTTGTGGCTCAGGCTTGATTGCTAAAAACTCAAGTTGCGTCAACTCCTGCACTCCATCAACGCCCTCAAGCATCGCGTCATCGTTTGCGGTAAATCTCCAGCAATCAATTGCAATGAGTCTTCCGCTGCCGTCAGTGGCTTCCACAAGGCTTTCAACAGGCGGCAAAGATGTCAGGGTAGTTTTTGCCTTATTGGGAAATTTCCGGTCAGCGTCTACAGATTCAACAAGGCCTGTGTAAAGTTCGTCAGGTTTTACTACATAGAAACGAAAGCCACAATCAGCGCGGCTCTGCTCAATCTCGGTCAAAGGTTCTTGGTCTTCCATTAGTCTAAAATTTCTAGTTCGTCGAGCATCTCCAAGTCGTCCTCAATCGGTGGCTCCCATTGCAAGCGTTGCAAGTAGGTCTCAAGGTTGATTTCTTCGATACCCTCTAGGTTAAACTGGTCAGTCGGTAACACCCCCGATTTTTTAATGCAGTATAAGCGAGAGCTATTTGTCTGGGGGTCAAGAAAGGTATCTTGATAAGATGCAATCCATCGTTCTGTCCCGGCGTTATCTGGAAGGCTCCGGGCTTGATTCCCTTTCTCTGCCAATTCGTTATAACTTTCTTCGCTTGAAAAAAGGAAGAACTTGTGAGTCGCGTCGTTCATTAGTTAAGGTCTTCTAAGGGTGGAAAGAAGTCAGAGATGTTATCAACGGTTGGTGCATCAAGTGGCTCGTCGTTGTCGTCAAGGCCGTCGATGAGTGCATAGGCCGAATGCTTTAAGATAGCAAACTGGCCACCGTCTTGGTGTTCGATGATGGACGCCCAGCCCTGAACGATGACGCCATCGTAGCCTTCACCTTCGATAATTTTCTGGTGGTAGGCTTCAAGCGCGTCTTTTGTTTCGGTAACGTAATACATTAGCTATAGATGGTAAAATGAGAGTTTATGTTGTTCTCAATGCCTGCGCGATTTGCTGACTGGTCGGTGTTGAATACAACTATTTCTTGGATTTGACCATTCATAAAAGCGTCATTGGTGATTCTCCGTAATGCTCCGATACTAAATCTATCAAGAGTAAAGTTACCAAAATCAGTGGTGTCAGATTCTTTAAGAACGCCTTGCTCATATAAATTAACACTGTTCCCAGTTGAGGTTACAGAGTTAAGAATCTGGTTCGTTAAACCAAAATCACCATTAGGGAAAATAAATGTAGCTGCATTGTCTCTTTGGTCGTATCTTGAATAACCATTAATTCTAAACAAGCGTTTTAGCGGAACATTCGATGTGCTGTTACTTAAGCTGAAAATATCACTGTAAGAAGAAGCTGTTTCTTTAAAGCAAGCAAAGATTGAAATTGGTATATCGTTACCAGTAAATGAAGCAGCCACAGAGTCTTTAAACAAATGGTCATCAACCCCATCAAAGTCCAGCGCAGGTAACCCGCCCTCAGTTACCAACGTGCCACCATCGACAATCTTGGGCATGTAGGCAACATCTGTTTGGGTTGCGTGGTTCGTGCCGCCTTGGTCATACCATGTTGTTACGTGGCCGTCGGCTGTGAGGTTTGTGACTGTGATGTCGTCAATGTGAATCGTGAAGTCTCCTCCACCAACCCGTGCAAATGTAAGCTCTGTTGTTGAGTAAACTGTCTGCGTAACCTCGTAGAATTCCCAGTCGGTAGAGCTTGGTGTAAATTGATTGTTGGTGACGCCAAGAACAAGACGAAATCTATGAGAATCGTCAGCGACTGAAGATTTTGCCCAAAAGGAGACTTTAACTTGCTGGCCGATTTCAAGCGGAGAGTTTTGCTTACTAAAGTAAGTATAAGCTCCTCCGACAACATTAAGTTTCCCTGAGTTGTTACCGCTGCGAGAAACTGTTGTGTCAATAGATGCGTTACTACCCAAGATGTATCCAGTAGCCCCATCCTCAAAACCTCCGTTGTTAAGCGTTGGGCTAAGAGTAACAACATTGTTTACCCAATCAGTCAACGTCCCATCGCTAACCTCTGATGCTTTAAAGTTGCTCAAGGCACCATCACTTGAGCGGCGCACTCGGACGACATTCGGGTCAGCATCAGCGTCGAACGACCGGAGACTGTAAGCGGCTGCGGGAGCCAAGTCTAGGATATTAGGAATAACAAGCACTCCATTGATAAACACCTCCCAGCCTTTGCCGGAGAGACTGTCGATTGCGGCGTTCGTCGCGACACTGAGAGTTGTTCCATCGTAGTCAATGTCTATGCCAGCGTCAGCCAAAGCAGTTCCACCTTGAAGTTTGTTGGTTGTCGCATAGTGGCCGGATGCGTCGATGGATGTCAGTATGTTTTCGACCGATTGTGCGGTGAGGGAATTGCAGCCGGTCCATGTAAAATCGAAGACTCCGGTTTGAATGCTTGAGGGATTCCAGTTATCAAACAAACCTGCGGGAAAGTTGATTAGCCCCACGCAGAATCTCCATGACTCACTA